CCGGCGTTCACGCGCCGGGTCTTCGCCATGTCTGGGCCATGCCCTGGACAAAATTCGCGACCTCAGATGTCGCGGATATTGACTCCACCTCCTGCCTGTGGTCCCTTGGCCCTAGAAGGAGGCCGAGATGGTCGACCGCTCCCACCCTCAAGACGATGAAGCTGAGCGCTCGGACCTCGCCGCCTCCTTCCCTCAACCTGGCGATCTAGTCACCTGTGGCTGCGCCTCCATGCGTATCTGGGAAGTCGTCGCCGTCTGCCGCGAATCTGCACGTACCGCCCGCGTCTGGCTGACAGCTCCGGACCGCTACCCTCCCGAAGACCAGATCGTGCCCCTCTATCGGGTGCGACCGCACGAGGACCCGACCTCTTGATCAAGCTCAATCAACTCATCTCCGAAGACAACACCCAGACGACGCCGGTCTACCTCGAAGCCAGCGATCTCACCGTCATCGGCGTCGAACCCGACACTCAGGACTGCATCATCGTCTCCAAGACGCTGGGCCGCATGACCAAGGTCGCCGAATCGGTCGAACAGGTCCTGCTACTCAAGACCGCCTGGAACAACCTCTCCAGCTTCTTCCCCGGCGCCGCCGACAGCGAACAGCCTCTGGTGTTCATCGAGTTCGATCCCGAGCGCGGGCCGGTGGCCTCCTACGTCCCGCGTGGGACCTCCGCCTTCGTGGAGACCACCCAGTGAGCTACTCCTTCGAGGAGATCGACAAGCTGCGGGCGACAGCTCACGCGCTGACCATGCAGGCCCGCAAGATCGACGACGTCCGTGCCCAGTGGAGCGTCGATCTCGCCGAGGCTTTCCTGGCGATCACCACTCCCGATCCCCGTCTCAAGGTCATGTATCCCTCGATCATGACCTCGTCCGGCCGCTACTTCGACTATCTCCACCCCGAGACCTTTAACTGGTGGCAGATCGACGACATCGCCCAGGCCCTGGCCTTTCAGAACCGCTTTGGCGGGCACACCCGCCGGCCCTACTCCATCGCCCAGCATCTGGTCATCGCCAGCCATAACGTCGAGCCGGAATTCGCCTTCGAGGCCTTGACCCATGACGCCCATGAGTTCGCCTGCCTCGACGTCATGACGCCCCTGAAGATTCTGATGCCGCAGTACCGCGACATCGAAGACCGCGCCGAGGCCGCCAAGAACCGCGCCTATGGCCTGCCGCTGAAGATGAGTCCGCAGGTCAAGGCCATCGACCTGCGCATGCTAGCCACCGAGAAGCGCGACCTGATGCACTCCGAGGAGGGGAACTGGGGCATCCTCGAAGGCGTCGAGCCGCTACCCGAGACCATTCCCCTGATCGACGCCTGGGGCGCCAAGCAGGCCTACATCGACCGCTTCTGGGAGCTGGCTCCTAGCGGCAAGACCAAGGCGGACTGCAAGGACCGCTTCGATAATATCATCAACTTCAAGGGCTTTTCCCAATGAGCGAAGACACCGTCCCCTCCCTGCTGATCGTGCTGGGCAATCAGCGCGCCAAGACCATCCAGGCGCTGGTCAATCCCAGCGAACTGCATGTCATCCCGTTCGAATCGATGGAGCATCTGCCGGGCAGGTTCCGCTCGGTCATCGTCGATATGCCTGACGTCGACCTGATCGGCGGCTTCAATCAGGACAAGCTGCACGCCTGGCTGAACGCCAACATCACTAAGCGTGTCGAAGACCCCGAAAAGCAGATCGTCTTCCTCGGCACCGGCGGAAAGAATGGATAAACTCACCTGGCAGCTCAACCGTTATTTCGCCAAGCAGCGGGTGTCGGCGGAGCTTTCCGTGCGCGCCTACTTCCGCCGCGCCCTGCTGCTGTCCTCGGCCGTCTACCGGGTCAAGTACCAGTACCGGCTCAAGCCTGACCCGGAGGAGGCCCTGTACTGATGGAGCCAATCAAGATCACCGGATCGACGCGGGCGTTCGGCGCTCCCGTCGGCTGGAATGAAGATGTCAGCGGGCCGTGTCAGTCGCTGCCCATCCTCGACTACGAACAGGACAACAACAAGTACCTGGTGTCGGGCTGGAAGCTGACTGAGCGCGAGATCATCCAGGTCCAGGCCGGCTTGCCGATCTACCTGTGGATCAACGGCCCTACCCATCCGGTGGTCTGGTTGAGCGTCGGCTTCCAGGAGGACGACCGCAGCCTCAAGCAGCATGCCGACTTCCTGCGCCACAAGGGCCTTGAGACGATGTACGAATATCACGTGCAGCTCTTCCGGGAATGGATGGCGACCACCGACCCGGACCTCAAGCGGGCCTACCTGATCCAGCTTCAACTCCTCGATCTGGACATCCAGGCGCAGAAGGAAAGCCTTGAGAATACGGCCTTTGTGCCGTAAAGTGTTGACGTGAGACCTCCAGCCACTGATATGTATGTTGGAAGTAGGCATTCGACCAATTGTTCCGGATTATTGGAGGTCATTAGGTATAATCGCGCTGATGATATTGAGGTCAGATTCGTAGATTCAGGCACTATCCTTTCAGGCATTGACGCTGCCAATATCAGAAAAGGTACCGTGGCCGATCCTTTGGCCAAAACGGTTTGCGGTATTGGCTATCTCGGCTTTGGGCGCCACACTATTACAAACGCGAGTAGGGCCTATGGTAAGTGGTCTGGTATGCTCGGAAGAGTATTCAGGCCGCAAACTAAGCAAATTAAAACCAATTACCAAGATTGCCAGGTCCATTCTTCTTGGCTCTGTTTTCAAACATTTGCTGATTGGTATGAAGACCAACCATACTTCTTGGAGGATGGGTACGAATTAGATAAAGATTTAAAGAAATTCGGCAATAGAATCTATTCTGATGAATATTGCTCTGTAATTCCAAAAGAACTCAATTCTATGCTAAGTAGAATAACCAGGACTAATCGTTTTGGGCCTGGAGTTGGACTGGTATCAACAGGTAAGTTTACTTCGGGTATAACCGTTAACGGTGTTCATCAATATCTTGGCACGTATGAAACACCGCTTCTAGCCTCAATGGCGTACATGAACTCCTTTAAGGCTGCGCTTATTGAATTAGGGCAAGGACTACATTCGAATCAGCGAATCACATGGCTTCAGTTGGAGCATGTCAAGCGTTTCGCCGATAGGATATCTGGATGAAATATTATTTGGATTGTGAGTTTGATTCTTGGAACGGCCCCCTGCTCAGTCTGGGCCTGGTCCGCGAGGACCGCGAATCGCTGTATCTGGTTTACGTCCGCAACTGCGCCGCCATCAAGGAGCAGTGGGTGAAAACCAATGTCGAGCCGATCCTGTGGTCGGTCCCCAGCCCCATGCCGGGCATGGCCTACAAGATCATGGACAACAACTCCGGCGCCCACGCCATCGGCGGCTTCCTGCATGGCGACGACAGCCCGACCATCGTCGCCGACTGGCCCGACGATATCGCCTACTTCTGCAAGGCTCTGATCACTGGTCCCGGCATGATGATCAAGACTCCGGACCTGAAGTTCGAGGTCCGCCACGTCGAGGCCTACCCCACCGATCTCCCCGGCGCCATCCAGCACAACGCCTACTGGGACGCTAAGGCGCTCTGGTACTACCACCACAAACATACGCTATGAGCACAGACAAGGAAGCAGCCACCAAAATCTGCCCATTCATGACCTACTGCATTAACCCGCAGGGCGTCATGCATGATGGTGATCAGGCCCTCTATGAGCCGGCCTATTGTGTCGGGACGGCCTGCGCCGCTTGGATCGGCGGCCACGCTCTGACGTTATTTTACAAGAACTGCGCCCGGATGAATCGGTCTTGAAATCCGACTTCGGCCCTCGCCGGCGCCGGAAACCTTCGACCAACTACCGCATCCATCCAGCGCTCCGCTTCAAGACTCCTAAGGGCACCTGCCGCTGGTGCCTTGAACCGTGCCTGGACCTGATGGGCCGGCAGGACTTCACCAAGATATTCTGCTCGCGCCAGTGTGCCGAAGAGCTGGAACTCCGCACCAACGGCCGGCTGATGCGCCGCTTCATCTTCGAACGCGACCTCGGCTGCTGCGCCGAGTGCGGACGCCGCTGGCCCACCCTGGACAGCGAGTTCCACATTGATCACGAGCGACCTCTGTTCCTCGCCGCCGATGACTGGACCTGCTGGGACCCCGAGAACCAGCGCATCCTCTGTATTGATCCCTGCCACAAGAACAAAACGGCAGAGGAAAGAACTTTGATGAAACCAGCGCGCCGCGCACGCATTACTGAGCGGCTCCGCAACAAGTTCGGCAAGTAAAACGACAGAACTACTTGCTTTTTGGACGCGAATCTTGACACCGCGCTCCATTGTTGCTAAACGTCCCAACATTCCGACAAGACGACCCCAGAACCATCCGACTGGCGAAGGGTCACCTTTCTCGTACAAGCGACGGGTCGTCGCCCAGCTCCGGGGTCCGGGGTCTCAAGAAGAAAGCCTATACCAAGTGCCTATTTTGACGTTCGAATCTCTCGATCAGGTCCCGGAGGGACTTCGCGAGGAAGCCAAGCAACCGGAAGGCAGCGACAAGTTCGTCGTCGATGTTATTCCGAAAAAGCGTATCGACGAGTTCCGGGACAACAACATCCTGATCTCGAAGGAACGCGACGAGCTGAAGAACAAGCTCGACCCGCTCTACAAGATCGTTGGCGACGACTACGCCGCCTTCGAGCAAGAATTGGCCGAGCTGCGCCAGACGGCGCAACGGGTCAAGGACGGCGAACTGAAGGAAAACCGGGCCGTCGACGAAGCGGTGGCCAAGCGGACCGACGAAATGCGCAAGCAGTTCGAGGAACGCCTTCAGCAGGAAGCCAAGGAAAAGGCCGCCTACCGCCAGCAGAAGGAGCAGATCGAGTCGCGCTTCAAGCAGTCGATGGTGGCCTCGGCCGTCAAGGATGCTTGTATCGCCGAGAATTCCGGTGTCGAGCCGGCCGCTATCGAAGAGATCATCACCAAGTCGTACGGCATCTTCCGGATCGATGACGGTGGCAAGCTCCAGGCTCTCGACCCCGAAGGTAACGCCATCTACGGGACCGACGGCACCAGCCACATGTCGCCCAGGGAATGGCTGGTGAAGTTGAGGGAAGAAAAGCCCTTCTTCTTCAAGCAGACGGGCGGCGGCGGCGCTGGCGGCGGCGCCACGACGAAGACCGGGGTCCACGGCCTGAGCCTGCCGGACCTCAAGAAGCTGAGCGCGGTGGAACGCCTGGCGCTGGCTAACAAGAAGACTCCGGGTCTCGGGTCTTAACGAACAAGAGTGGCGGCGGACCACCCTAAAAACCGCCACGAATTTCGCGGTCTAGGCCGCTCAAGGCTTGTCACGATAGCCTAGGCTAGAGTGACGGAAAAACATCCCTCGGGGGTCGCCGGACGACCGAGGGACGAACCGAGGCGGGGTCCGTCCTCTCAACAAGTTCGGCGTGCAACTTAGGGAAAATCAGTCACATGGCTGCTGTTACTCTGCTTCAGGCGTCCGAAATGGCGCTGGGCAACGACGAGGTCAAGCGCGCCGCGATCATCGAGCTTTTCGCCAAGCCCGATCTGCTCCGCGTCATTCCGTTCATGGACATTCCTGGCGCCGCTTGGGCGTACATCCAGGAAGGTCAACTGCCGGGCGTCGCCTTCCGTGGTATCAACGAGTCGTATACGACTTCCACGGGCGTCATCAACCCGCAGGTCGAACGTCTCCGCATCATCGGTGGCGATCTCGACGTCGACCGGGCTCTCTTGAAGACCCACGGCGCCGACGTCCGCACCAGCCAGGAAAAGATGAAGGTTAAGGCCCTCTCGCTGTTCCTCGCCGGCAAGCTGATCAACGGCGACTCGGAAAACGATCCCCGTGAATTCGACGGCCTCCGCAAGCGCATCACCGGCTCGATGCTCTTCCCGGCCGGCAATGCCTCGGGCGGCGACGCTCTCTCCCTGGCCATCCTGGATGAAGCCATCGACGCTGTCGAAGGCGCCAATTACCTCCTGATGTCCAAGAAGATGCGCAACCTGATCTCTCAGGTGGCCACCAACACCTCTGTTTCGGGTTTCGTGACCTGGAATAAGGACGAACTCGGTACCCGCGTCATGTACTACAATGACCTGCCGATCCTCGTCACCGACTACGACGACCGGGGCGACCAGGTCATCGACTTCAACGAAGCCAACCCCGGCGGCGGTTCCGCTGTCGGTACCTCCATCTACATCCTGAACATCGGTGACGAAGGCGTCGTCGGCATTCAGAACGGTGTGATGGAAGTTCGCGACCTGGGCGAAATGTTCGACAAGCCGGTGCTCCGCACCCGCATCGAATGGCTCGCCTCGCTGGCCGTCATGAGCGGCCGTGCTGCGGCGCGTATCTGGGGCATCAAGAAGGCTGCCGTTACCCGCTAACCACGGGTTCACCGAGGGGGATGGGTAACCATCCCCCAAGGGCCTCTTTCACTTTTTCGATAGGAAACTCCAGACCATGGAATCCAAGATTCGCCACCAGTACGACGGAGACCTCGCTCTCCGCGCGCCTGGCTCCGCCGCGATGGTTGCCGATGGCAATACCACCGCCGTCAGCATCTACCCCATCACCGACTCGCCCTACGACGCCGTCGACGGCCGTTTCGGTATCGGTTCGTTCGACTGCGTCCTGTACGTCAGCGCCATCGACACCACCTCGGGTTCGGAAACCTACACCCTGAACTTCCAGACCGTGGACGCCAACGGGGCCAATCCCGTGACCCACGAAACGGTCGTTATCACCTCCGGCCTGGTCGGCGAGCCTCTCGTCTATGCCTTCCATCCGGCTACCCTGGCCGTTGCCGATGCGGACGCTGCTTCGTTCCGCATCAATGTCGACGTCGGCGGCTCCACGCCCTCGATCACCTTCTACGCCTACCTGGCTCCGCACTCGCACTATTAAGCGCGAGTAGCCGTAGGCTAGAAGCTAAACAGATCGGGCCGCCCCTGCGAAGGGGCGGCCCTTTCTTTTTGGCAGCGTATCGGTTCCCACCAATAGCCCTCCGAGTAATCTCCCAACCCAGGAGCTGTCAAGTGCCTCTGAAGAAAGGATCGTCGAAGAAGACGGTCTCCTCCAACATCAAAACCGAGATGGCGGCTGGAAAGTCGCAGGCCCAGGCTGTCGCCATCGCGCTCAGCGTCGCCAGCAAGGGCAAGAAGCGGAAGAGGAAACAAACGTAACGGGCCACCCATGCGTAAGCGGCCCGTCCATCGTAGGTGAGAGTGCTCTCAATCAAGTTCTACCGCCTATATAGATGTCGATAAAATCTGGTCAAGGTCGCTAATGCCCGGATAGCAAAACAGGGCCGCCTTGTTAGGTGCGGCCCTGCCCTGACATGGTAAGCCCTCCACCAACAAGGGCCTATTCCTTTCGTATCACGTCACCCCCACCAGTCAACACGGAAAATCACATGGCTGCCGTCACCCTCCTCCAAGCCGCCAACTGCCCTATGCCGAAAGTAAAACAAGGTAAAAAGAAGAGCGTCAAAATACCTTCTACTAAAAAGTCTAAGTAAAACAGGGACTTGACATAGGCTAGCAGGCTTCTTATATTATGTGGTGTCGGTGATCCCGACACCATGTCCCTAGCAAGACTATAAGGAGCCTGTTATGACCCGTGCCTACGGTACGAAACGAGACCCCGACCTCTGGAACCGCCTGGTTAACGACCGCTTCGGCAGCGAGCAGCCGATCCTCTCCGGCGAGGAGAGCATCGCCGCCGCCAAGAAACTTTATCGCCACGCCATGGGCAGCAGCTTCAAGGGCAAGATCAAGCTGACCAGCGGCAACCGCTACACCTGGGTCAAGGGGGACGTCCTCTCCGTCAATCCTGACAAGCGCGAGGTGAGCGCCAGGGGCCTGAGGGCGCTGATCCACGACCTGAGCCACTACTGCCATCACCGCCTTCATCCCAACGACGCGCCGCACTCCCGCCGGCAGGCCCAGCTCGAAGGTCGGCTTGTCAAGTTCGCCTTGGAGCGCGGTTTCATCGCCGGCGCCCTGAAGCGCGAGCCCAAAACTCAGCCGGCCAAGCCTTCCCTGGTTGAGCAGCGTTACGCTCGCCTGGTTCGCCGCCGCGACCGCTGGGAGTCCGATCTGGAACGCGCCAAGCGTCTCCTCGCCAAGGCGCAGCGCGAGGTGCGCGAGTACGAGCGACGGCATAAGGAGCGACTGAGCCAAGCCCAGGCCTAGGAGCGGTTAGTCCACATCCCACCGCCGATGAGCACAGCCAGGACGCCAATCGTCGCCAGGCGGTTGGCGTCTTGCCATTGCATGACGTAGGCAGCCATCGCGACGCCTATAAAGGCGCAAAGTAGAATGACCTGCATGCGTTGTTTGGCGTTCATTCCGACCTCGCACAAGAAGGGCGCGCCGAACCCCATGAACGGCGCGCCCTACCCTGCTTTTTAGGGCAGTACGCTTATCCAGCGAAGCGCCGGACCCAAGCTAGTTAGTATGTGTTGACCGCCGACGCAAGAGGTCATACGATGCGCGCTCCAGGAGAGAGTCCCATGTTGATGAAACCTCCGCGCTGCTGGCGCAATCGCTCCGACTGTGAGCCACTGCACTCGGTTGAAGGTCTGCCGCCGAACATGACCGAGGAGGACTTCATCGCCCTGGAGATGGGCGAGCTGGAGCCCGACAGCTTCATCTGCGCCGGCTGCGTCCAGCCTGAGGGCCGCATTCTCCAGCAGGACGCCTACCGCTTGTGTTTCAAGAACGATGTCGGCGACGAGATGACCGACAACGATGAGCAGGACCTGACCCACCTGATGGCGGTCATCTCCCAGGCCTTGGCGATCATCGCCAGTCGTCGCATCAACAGCGGCACCATCGACGTCATGACCATGCAGGGCCAGCCGTAATGCCTCTCATCGACGTTAAGGTGACCGTCACCGGTCCGGGCGGCGTGATCGTCGTCGAGGGAGAGATCATCCGCCGTGCGCTTGAGGCGCACGGCATCAAGGTCGTCGTCTCCAACTATATCATGGGACAGCCGATGGCCGACTATGACGCCCAGGACAACAGCGCCATGAAGTTGCCGACTGATCGGGATATCGAGGCGGCGTTGATTCTCAATCACGTGCCATGGGGCGGCTGACGTGAAGCTCCTCTACTGCGAAGTCTGCGGCGACATCATCGCCCCCTACCGTCAAGCCTATCAGGTGCGCTGGTGCGACTGCCGGCGGCATGCGGTGTGGTGGGTTGACCCGGCCCAAGGCGTCCTGCGGGCACACGATAGTCGAGGCAGGATCGATAACTGCGTCTGTACCGGGTGGCCGTTTGAGGCCAAGGCCTACGTCCTGGGCATCACCAACCTTTTCCTTAGCGGTCCGGACGTCCCGCAGACGCCGGAGTATATGCAGCAGATCATCGACGCCCACGACGACTACTACCTGTTCAAGCGGCGCAACCAGGTCATCGTCCGGCTCCGTCCTGGCGAGAGCGGCGACACCCGCTGGGCCGCTCTTCCAGAGCAAACTCAGTAACTCTTTTCTCTCGACTTGTCACAGTGTCGTCGATCTTGACTTCATAAAGCATTCATGGCAATCGTTCTTGGTCTTTCGCGCCCCGAATAGGACCAATAACACATGCCTCCTCTGTACACGGTGTATAAGAACGGCGACCCCGCCCAAGCCGAGAAGCACACCCGTCTCAACGCCCACGATCTCGTCAATGGCGCCGGCTACACCTGGAAGCCCCATCAGACCGACATCACGCCGGCCGTCACCAGCCCCTATAAGCCCGCCAAGGGCGTCGGTTCCAGCCCCTCGGAATGGGCGCAAGAAGTCCTCAACTCCGTTGGTCATGACGTCGAACGCGCCAGCGGCTCCCGTGGTCCGCTGATCGAAGCTGACGATGAAGATATCATCGACATGAGCGTCGGCGACGTCACCATCGAAGCTAGCGCCGACGAGCTGCTTGAGCCGGAAATCGTGCCGGACGCCGACGAGCTGCTTGAGCCGGAAATCGACGAGCCGGCCGCTGAAGAAGCTGCTCCCCGCCGTCGCGGTCGCCCGAAGGCCTCAGCCTAACCCTCCACCTGAAAAGGCGTCTCAATGAAGATCGACCTACGCCTGTCTCGTGGCACGAAGGCTTCCGTGACCACGACTCCCGGAACCTTCACCCAGACCAACAACCAGACTGCTGTCCTGGTCTACGCCACCGTCGATTGCCACGTGGCGTGCGGTCCCAACGTCGGACAGAGCGACTTCTTCCTGAAGGCGGAGACGCCCATCGTCCTCCATTGCGATAAGGACGAGATGATCAGCTACGTGCGGGACAGCAGTGCGTCCGACGGGGACATCTACCTGGCATCCTGCGACTAAGCGCCGATGTTCCTCGGCTTTCCATCTATCCTGGGAATGCTCGGCGCCCCTACCCGCGTGCGTGGTGGTTTTGGTGGTGGCGGAGGATTGGACTGGGTCCCACAGGACGCCCTTTATGCCCTTGAATTCGACAACAATCGGTACTTCGAAAACGGCGTTGGCGTAGTCGCGCCCACGGCGATGATGGATAGCACCAACCTGATCAGTGGTGGGGCCTTCCGTACCGATGAAACCGGCCGCCAGTTCGCTGACCTGATCGACGGCGTCAACAATCTACTAAAAGGCAATGACTGGGCCTGCATTGTCGACATGGAATTCGTCATGGGTGGTGACGACGGGGTTATCCTGGGCGCCCTCTCGAACGATGACAATGTTGAATGGGCGATTTATCCGGACTTCTCCGACGAAGGCTGGAAGCTGGCCATGTATGCCTACAATAACAACAACATGGACTTGCAGTTGGAATTCGCCAATCGTTATGGCGATGGACGCCATCTGGTCGGCTTCAACATCAATCTCTCCAATGCTCGCGCCGACATGGCTATCGATGGGCCAGACATCGGCGAACTGGTCAGCCAAGAAAGCATTACTGATCCTGACCTGAGTAACGCCACCAACGTGGCCGGGCTGCTGTATACGTTCCTGGGGGGTATCAACTACCCCCTGGTCAATCCGACTTGGAGCATCTGGGGCGGACCCAGCAAGATCAGGGCTTTGTACTTTTTCCCCGGCCTTACCGCTGAGCAGCTTTACGACAAGACCACCCCAGTTGGCTTTACGCCGCCAGCCTTCGTCCCTCATCCGACGCGACCGACGATCAGCACGCCAATCTGGAATGATGCTCTCGATCTGACCAGTGACATCCTTTTCGAGGTCTCGGATAACTTCTCCTCGTCGAACAGCCAAACTCACGTCTCCACCGATTGGAAGATCACCGGCTCGATCAATGGTGAAGTGCTGTGGTCGTCTATTGGCGACACCGAAAACCTACTGACCCAGGTCATCCCTGCTGACACCCTTGATTTTGATGGGACTGGTGTTGGTTATCTGGTGTTCTGGGTGCGTTTCAATGGGGACATCAATTCCAGCGCTTGGACTGTGCAATGGATGCAGTGGCCAAAGCTGATCGATGCACCGACCTTGACCGGATCGACCGCCTCGGCGCCGCCGGACGCCCTGGCTTTGAATGTGCAATTGGGGGCTTTTGTGTCGCATGGCGGCACGACCCACGCCAAGACCAATTGGAGGATCACCTCCATCGGCGATCCTGATGGCCTGCCTGGCAGTGATGGATCGCTGGTCTTCCAGAGTCTCGACGATACCATCAATCTCACTGACATCGACATCCCCTCGTCCGATCTGAAGGCGGGGGCGAGCTACTACGTCGAGGCGTGGTACGAAGATAATCTCGGTAACCTGTCCGGACGTTTACAATTCGCGCAGGTAAACAGCGGCGTCTATGTGAATCCGCCGGTCTTTGATCAGTCCTCTGATATTCTGAGTTTTATCGATCCGGAAGCGGATTTCACAATCACCTTGGCCGCCTTTAGTCCCTTGGCCGGCAACACCCACGCATCGACCGACTGGTATGTGCTTAATAGCTATCCTATCGGCGGCGAGGTGTTACAGGACCTCAACGACAGCACTGACAAGCTAGGCAAGACCTTGACGTCCGCTCAACTTCTGGACGGCGAAAACATCAATGTCTACGCTCGCTTCCGCGACAATCTCGGCAACAAGTCGACTTGGGTAACGCAGAATATTCAGACCAAAACTTATTCTGCGCCGACTCTGGTTGCTCCTACCGATCTGACCTTGGTCCCGATTGATTCGGCCATGACAGTCGAGATCGATGCTTTCCCAGGCAGCGACACCACATTGTACGTCGAAGTTCGGGATGCACCGGCTGGCGTCGGTAACCGCCTGACCGACGTGAATCTGAACGC